AATCAGAAAAGTTGGAAAGCGGTTTTCATCGAGAAAAAAGAAACAATCCAAATCTAAAGATACTACAGAAAAGGAAAAAGATAAATCAAGCAGGGGAGAAACGTTATTGAACATGGTTAGTATGTACAATTGCATGTCAGAAAAGACCGACGATGCTGTGAACGAATGTCTACGACGACACGGTCTCTTAAAAGACGACAATTTTGCTAAACCCATGACTCCGAGGCATAGACGTAGTGATAACGGTCTCGGTCGTTACCGTAACGAAGTCAAAGTTGAGCCAAAAGAAGTCAAAGTTGAGCGAAAAGAAGGTGACGAGTATCTTATTCCAGAGGGAATGCCCAAGGAAAAAACACATGCCACGAGAACGTTTCTAGAGAGTAATCTACACGATTCTGAAAAAATTGCAAATGATTGGCATGTGGTACAGTGTACAGACGAAGAACCTGATACTTACAAAATATATTGGCATGTATCAGGTTTTTCGTATCATAAAGACATTCCAAATGATGTGATATACATGTATAACAATAAACCGTATCAGCTTACTATTGATCAATTCAGACAGGGTTATTTGATAAAAGAAGGTGATTACATTTTTAGGACTGGTAATAAATACACAAGACTAGGAAAAAAAGATAGTCGGTACAAAAACAATGCATTTGAAATAAATAAATGTAATATGTAACATATTTTTAGATTTATATTGTATTTTTTTTGTAAAGAAATGTTATTCTTTGCGTGTTCTCAAAAAAGAATTCAATATCTAGAATATTTAATATTTAGGAGTTTCTAATAGACAAAATCCACGTTAAATATTGAAAAATAAAAAAGAATCAGTATTGCAATATGCGGGATAAATTTACAAAACAATTGAATACAACATTAGGACAATTGTCAAAAGCGTACGAAACGCGATCTTTTGTAAAGAAGGATTTAAAAAGAGTTAAAAAAAAAGAAAGAAGGGTATGTAATTCCTTTTCCGATTCTGATAATATCAAGCTGTACGCCTCCCGGGTAGGCAATTTAAGCAACGTGGGTAATGTTTTAGTTTGTTGTTTAGCATGCGAGAAGGAAACATCCATTTATTTAATGAAAACTTTCAAAAACCAAAGGAAAGAAATCAATTATTTTATATGCAATTCTTGTTTATTTGAAAATGGATGCTAACGTCTTTTGAGCATGATACGCATGTCGCTGAATTTTGTGTCTTTTCGCAGCCTCTGCTTTTTTCATTTCAATCTGTTTTTGAAGCATTGCTGCTTCAGATCTTCGCCTTTTCATTTTTTTCTGGTGCCGTTTTTTTTGTTTTTTGCTTCTTCCCCCGGAAAGTTTATACACAGGCTGGGGCGCGGCATTTTTGTGGATAGCATGCATCTTCCGTATGTATTTACGCTCGATCCCGTCTTTCGCAACGTACATGAAACTTTTCGCTTCTTTTGCTTTCGCCAACGTCAACGTTTTCATAAAGTTGTTAAGTTTGGACATTTTAGTAGGAGGTGTGTTTCTTGATTTAAGTAATAGAAAAAAAATGTTATAAAATTAAATTCAAATTATTTCAATGTAATTCCGGAATGCACGATAGGGTGAGAGGTGAGAAATCTTCAATTATGTTTTCAAGCACTTCCCTCGCTTCGGCTCGGGGATAAGGCGCTGGTGGCCGCTCTTCAGAGGGCAAATATACCCGCCGTTTCTTATATTTCGCTCTATTGTTGCAGAATTTGCATTCTTCGTCTATGTTATTTCGTTCGCCATATTGTTTACAAATATCACATTGAATAAAAATAGACTGACACTCGCGTGTAAAATGATGTTCCATATCTGAGTAATTTTTACAATATTTACCGCACAAATTGCAGTGAAATATCAAGTTTCGCGCTCTTGTTATATTCCCAGAGACTGTAAAAATAGATGAGTTGTTTTTCCAATATTCTTGAATACGTTGGTATTTGTATTTGGCAATAAGGATTGGGTTTCCAGATTTTACATTTTCGCGACACTTATGACCAAAACAGCGCATGTTTTTTTCACAGAAGAATTTGCGGTTTCCACATGCGTAGCATACGAGGCCACCGCTACATCCTGGTTTTGAACACGTGGATTGACACGGTACTCTGATTGGCAACTGACAAATAGAACACAAAAACGGTATCCTCGTGTTCTCGTCGATTGCCGCTTCCGCGTTCCTCCTAGCTTCCCGGTTGCTGAAGTATCTTTTGAAGTTCGCATCCTTGAAGCGGTCCATTTTAGATAACGTTTAACAGTCTAACTCTAGAGATTTTGATTTTGACAACTGCAAAAATCTAGATTTTCCAAATTGTAACCACTAACCCAAACATCCACATGGATCACACGGAACTCATGGACATGGACCCCATGGACGTGGACGATATGAGTGATCAAGAAGACCAAGAAGACCAAGAAGACCAAGAAGACCAAGACCAAGAACTCTTTGAAAGGCATTTAAAATCATGGAGAGATTTTGATACTGCGATTGGATATCTACAACCGCTTGATATATCTATCGATAAATATGGATTTTCTACTGCTACTTTGAATTCTAAAAGTGAAAACAACTCATGCATGGCTCAACGGGGCGAAAAACTTGACGATTATCAAATAGACGAGCGTGGAAGAAAAAGGAAAAATCCTTTGAAGAACCTCACTAGTTTATGCGGGTGCCAATACAAACTATTTGACGGAGAACAATACGGGGGATCGACTATGTTAAAACATGCCGGAGAAGTCTCTGAATTTTTTCTTCGACTGGCCCTTACTTTTTATAAAACTTCGTTGGAAAAAAGACAGTTTATAGCACCGATGCAACTCAGAATATATGATTCTTCAAGCGGAGTAAACAAAATTAGGTCCAAGGCTATGTATCCTCACTTGGACTTAGATCATGCTTTATACGTGCCGCCAGAAAAGGTCCTGCAACACGTAGACGAAGATGGTTATATTCTGAAATCAATTCAGAATTTGCATTTTACAAAATCCCAATTAGAACATCACGCAAAAATATGCATCTTTGCCCTGGCGTGTGTTTTAAAAATATCGGAGGATGAAATATTCTGTACCGTTATGAAAACTCCTATTCCTGGAATAAAATTCGTACGAGAAGAACTAGAACGGTGTCCCATCGGCTGGAGGTTTGCACCAAAGGTTGAGAGGCGAAATGGTGAAAACGTGACTAAAGTCAAAACCTCAGCTTGGTTTTTTTTCGGGTTAAAGAAAACGCTGGAAATTGACGTGGTTGGAACGAACATCAATTTTTTCAACGGTAGCGAACAAATCGTAGACACGCAGGAAATTCATCAAAAACTTTGCTGCAGAATGATGCGAAAATATCATACATGCCCGGGAAATTCACATACGGATCCCCATCGCGCATTCCAAAGAGGATTTGGGATATTGCTAGATGACAAAGAAATGTCACACTTTAGAAGCACCGTAAAGGGTAAACTTCAAGAGAGTTGTGTTGATAAACGCGATTCTTGGGCTTGGACAATAGCCGATTGCAAATTAAAAGAAAGTAACATAGACGTCGACGACGGCGCGCAGGGAATGCGGCCTCCACACGCTTCCAAATGTTGGGAATGCGTGTATCATGAAACGTACTCTTACAGTGGCAGAGACGGACAAGCCTCTCAAATTTTGAAAAAAATTTCTCCAATAACATCTAGGCTCGACTTTACAGAAGAAACTTCCAAAAACATGTGCATTTCAATAATTGCTCGCAATGAACTAAAAAAGCGCAACCCACGAGAAATAATGTGTCAGAATTTATGTAATGCGGATAGTAAAACGAAGGATGATGTTTCCAACCCTACGAAATGTACAAAGGCTCCTTACGTTCAGGGTATTCATATTACCACCCAAGGAATTGACGACCGTGATTTATGGCTCCTCACGGCACGATGTCCCGCCGTAATAGGCATTTTTTGTGTGTTGCGGGAATGCGTTAGTTCTATTAGATGGGCAGAACGACTACTAAACACGCCAAGATATGGATATATGTTCGAAACCAGTTTGACAAATTTGTTTGTGGAATTCAACGTAGCAAATCATCCAACTTCAAAGGACTTTGGGGCTGGGATTTTAAAAAATGTCGGGCAGGGTTTAATCATAGTCCCATTTGAAGGAACAAAAAATCAAATCTCTGTGGATTCGAATCTGCCCGATCTTCTCGAACCCTGGGATTCTCGTCTAGCGTTCGCAATCGCCAAAAAAGGAGATTCGTGGAGACCGGTTTCTCAAAGAATCGGGGGAACTGCTACGTTGGATGTAAACAATTTTGTGTTGCTGTCCGAATTTCTTGAAGATTTGGAGTTTCAAAAAAAGGTCGAAAAGGTTGTTTATAGAACCATCAAATGTGACAAAAACTTCATTTACATTACGAAAAAAAATTCAATAGACTCTCTTGATTTAGAAAAAAAAGAAGTTAGAGATCAACAGAAACACCACATCTTTGTTTACGTAAAATCAAACCAAGTCATGGGTCTTGTTTGTTCGTTTGGACCCCCATCTTATTGTTTGAATTATGGAAATAACATCAATCAAAAGAAGGATAGAGTAAACGACTGGAAGAAACACAACGGGCACAGTAGAGAACTGAATATCTTTACAGATAAAGGAATTGATAATTTAGAGTATCGAAAATCGTACATGCACAACTGCGAACAGAATCCAGACTCAAAGGGTATTGGAGGGAACTGTCTCTTTATCAGGTTCGAAAAAAAAGAAAACCGTTATTTGTCAAACATGGTTTGTACGCATCCGGCTTGTAAAGGCAAGAAGGTGTGTCATGGGGTTATGGAGAGTATTCCGAATGATAAAGTATTACGAGAATTATTTGGGATTTCATTTAAAATGTCAGATACCGATACCAATACCCAAGAAACGCATTCCCGACGGGTTGTAGAAAAACGATTGCCCAACGTGTCTTCTACTATCAAAACAATGGACTTGGAAAACTTTCTAGGAACTTTGTAGAAACTCAGTGTTGAAATTACAAGAACGAAAAAGATCTTGCACGAACTTTATCATAATGTTTGAATTTTTCTTTTATCCACACAAACCTTGCCAAGTTTGTGTGGCGTAGTCTAGACGACGCGGAAATTCGGGAAATATTTGCTCTGCAATATTTTTGTGGTCGAAGTACGTCATATAAGTCTACAGTAACATTTACTTATTTTTTTACCATGAATCTGGTTGTAGCCAGTTTTCGGCCTCGGGTGGCCATGGCCTCTGTTTGGGAATTTCCGAAACCCACTCATCCCCTCCGCGTTTTTTTAAGAGTTCTTGATCATCGAATTCGTTAAAACTTTTGTTGCTGCGATGCAAATAATCATAACTTCGAACGTTTTCATGTCGTCTGTTATGCACGTCTCCTCTTAACATTTTCACTTTCATAAAATATTCATGAGATTGCACACAATAATGGTTCACGTGCAGGATACATTCGAAACCATTTTTACACCCTCCCCCTGGACTTGACGAAGGTCGCGGGGCCTGTGGGTTCCTCGTCATTGTACGACCCATCGAATCTCTAATAACGAAGTCTTTGTGTGTTGATATAGCCCTGTGCGGCGAGCGCATCCTGGGGCGTTTTCCATCAATTTCTCTCGTCCTATACATCGTTTTCCCGTTCCCCATGCAATTTGAAAACGACTGCCTTTTTGTGAAACCAGAAATAATAGACCTCGGCTGGTTCATCGCTCCATTGGACCCAAACATTTTCCAATATAACCAAACTTGTTCGGTTTGTCTTCCGCTTTTAGTTGTTTCTAAATTTTCCAGATAATCCGTGATTTTGTCATAACCCAGCCTAGAATAAACAAACTCGTCCAGGTCAATGGACATACACCACGTTGTTTTAATAAGATGATCGTTGTCATGAATATGTTTTATTTGTTTATGTTTTTCTTTTCCGTATTTTATGTCAATTTTAAGTTTGGTTTCCTTCCAATTATCTAAAAACTTTGTGATCTGTGCATGATAATCATCTGTCGAATTGTTGTCTATCAATAAAAATTGCGATACGCCTTCCTTTGCATGATGAAGAAGCCACTCGTAGATAACCTGCGCTTCGTTTTTGAAAACGGAAATTATCCCGACCGAAACAACACTTGGTTGTTGTAAAAGTAGTAGGGATGGTGATAATCGTTTAGATGATTCTATTTCAAATATTTTATTTATATTAACAGACTTTGCACAAAATGACGTGTCGGATGAATCAACAATCAAAACTTGCGCAAAACACATCTTTAGAAAAGTCTCGTCGTCGAAATATGGAAGGTTAAATGTAATTTCATTATGATGATAATTATCGTTATATTTTCTACGAAACCCTGGTTTAACAAATACGAATTCTTGTTGTTCCATTTCCTTTACGATATTAAAGTTAGGAGACTCTTCCGAACTATAGTATATACACGCCGGTATACTAATATCACCATAATGATTATTCTTAAAATCATTTACGACCTTTTTTACAGATGCTTCGAACGCCGGGAATGCGTGGATAGATATTTTACTTTGCTTTCCCAATGATTCTCCTGAGTAGAATTGCGGTGGATTTTGTTGGAGGAAATCAAGAAATGTTCCAGCCTTGTAAAATTGATTGTTCACGTGTTTTTTGTTTGCTTGGTTTTGAATAAACCACTTCATGAGTTCTTTCCCAATTTTTTCAAGACCGTAGCTATATGTCTTTTTGTAAGAGAGATATACGAAAAACCATATACATATAACTAAGCCAAATGTACAAGAAAAGTTGTAAACTACACTAATGTTCATATCTCAGTTTCAGTGTTGTTAAGCCAGAATAATTTAATTAATGCAATTTATACCTAGACAATATTCGGTCAAACCATCTCTTCATTTATACATCCATATCCCGAAATTATCATTATAGACGTTTAAAAGTTAAAAGTTAAAAGTTAAAAGTTTA